GCACAAGTGACCTACTCACCACTCCCTTGTTAGGGTGGACTCCCGAAGGAGTGGTGAGGTTCTTTCTAATTTAAGAACAGGTACTTTATAAAATTGTGACCAAATAAAATTCCGAAAACTGCTGGATGCAGTTTTCATGTAACTTCGGTCAAAAGTTTATAAACTACACCCAACACATCAAACAATGATGTGTGGACAGTTCCGGGGCTAAATCCTCCAAATCAATAATTTGATCAGGATTCACCCACCTAGCGGTCACCGCTAGGATTATACAATACGCTTGTATTAATCGGTCACCCTCCGTAAGAGGGCAACAATGTTCCCTACCCGGGAACGGGGACTATCTGCCTGTAACAAACAGGAGCGCCTGTGAAGAGCGCAAGAGTGAAATCTTCTCCTGTTGAACAGTAAGTCTGAATCTCTGGAAACCCATCACTATCATTCCAGAAATAGGTTTGAAGTTTATGGTACCAGGTACGAGTAACCGTGCCTGTGAGATTGGCTTGTTTGGCTGGACCAAATCTGTCAATGGAGTGGAATGGGAGTTCTACTTCCAAGACAGGATTTTGTCGTGCACTTGTTGCGTGCATGCCGGACATACCGGTACCGATGTTTGTTGCTGTAAACGCAGCACGTGTACTTAACGAAGACGCAAGACTAGGTAAGTTTATGTGCGATTGTGAAGTTGCAAATGTGGAAGATGGATTTCGCTCCACTCTAAGTAGTGGACAATGGGATGAAACACCACCGTTCTCTCCCATATAATGGTATTTCCAGCGAAGACCACCACGCCAGACAGTGTAAGCTGGGGTAACCCAGTTCAACGTTGTCATGTTAGCGAAATTGTATGGTAAAGCAAGGGAAGTTGAATGAATTGCACCAGGCGCGAACCCCCTGTAATAGGGGAAATTGCCAATGGTGAATGTCACTAACCTATTGCCATCTATACCAGGGAATAGAGATCCATGGTAATTATACCGCTTCAAGACTTGACGAAATGAAGTGATAGGATCACCAAAATACACGTCCATTGTATGATCTGAACTAGTAAGATCAGGACCCATTGTTGTTTCAACTTGAGGCATCATAGGGGCTGATTCATTAACTGTCAGATCTGCATCGGCTTGCATTTCTCCGGATTGGTTGTCATAGTCGTGACAATCACAGTGTAGAAGACACTGACCACAATCTCCACAAAAACTTTGGGCCTGTATTGTTCTCCAATCTCCATCGGCGGAGACTAGATAATAATCAGGTTTAATAGTGTATGAGTGGTGCACAACATGGATCATGTTAGGAACTTGGGGTTCCTCCATTGGTCCAGCTTGCGGGGCAAACCACGATAATTGTTTAATGTGGTAGTCGTCTGGATTGGCGACCTCAAAATCGTCTCCGGCGGAGACAAACACATTAACAGCAATATCGTTATTCGTTGTCGAATTTGGTACAGTGAGTTCATTAACCACGTATACAGACAAGATTCCATTAGCGGCCTCGGCAGGGTCAGCTGGGAGTTTTGTTTCACTAAATGGAGGATTATCGAATGCAGGGGAGCGGTGTTTGAGGAAACTGAATTGTTGTCCCCAACCTACTTCAACCGTGAAATCTCGCTCTTTTGCGAGATCGATAATGTATGTATAATTGGTATTGTACTCATTCGTTGCGGGGTAAGATGGATCGAAAACGATCTTTATCCTGCCCTTATGGAATGAGGATGCAACTACTTGGAACCTATATTTCATGGTTCCCCTCCAATTGCGGAAGGGTAGTGTGGCAAAAGCACATGCTGGCAGATGAATCTCATCTACGCCAGTATTTACTTCTGACCACACTACGGGGGTGACCTCTGTATTCCACAATAACGTTTCAGTCGCTGCTGCGACAGTCCACGGAAATTGTGTTAGGTAGGATTCACGCGTGACGATAGACTTGATGGTCATTTCGTCTGCGGAACCCAAACCGAAAGTTCGGGGGTCAATGGAAAGCTCTTGTTTCACATCGTATGTCAGTTTTGTAGCTGTGTCATGGGCATTGGCGTTAACCATATTACCCAAATAGACAAGCTTAGAAGGCTGAATATCGGTGATGACATTCGGTCGTGAAAAACCAAACATAGTAGCGATTGATGATACAGCACTAGCAGCCATTTGCGTGGCTTTTGCATAAAGTGCAATACCTGGTATGTTAGCAAGAGCACCAGCAGCACGTGCGATAGTGCCAGCTGGTCTGGAGATTGGACCTTTTCCATACTCATCTGGTGATCCCATGGGACCTGCCTGTGGGGCAAGTGCTCCGGGTTCATTTGCTGTGGGGATAGAAATAGAAACTTCTTCTGCCCATACAAATACACTTACGGAAACTTGATCACTGGCACCATTGGCATGCTTTAAACTTTGCATACCATGGACGATGATTTTGCCCATAGATCGCCAATCTTGGTTGGGAATATCTAGAGCATTGGACTCCCAAAGGAAAGGGAGGGTCAGTGTTCCACCTTGACTCTGTGTGGGGTCAAGGTAGATGTGTGGGCGTTGAGATGCTGCTACTACATCTTCAATAAGGAATGCCCGATCTTTTGTAAATTGGTCGAATAAATGTAACGGAGTGTATGAGGCGATTGCTCGCCCGTAATGGAAGCCGTTTCCATTCAGTACAAATTTCACTTTGAGTTTGCACCTAAGTAAATTATAATTTGTAATTCGATTAATTACGCGTGGATTTTCCCAGAAATCCTGCCATGGGTTGAAAGACTCGAACAAGCTTGTTCCTGTGCCCCAACTATACGTTTGAACTTTGATAGGACGCGAGAAAAAATTCTCGAGCGTCGCATCATTAGTATCAGCTGTATTAAAAGTTGGGTCAGGCATGCTGTCCACAGTGTAATCCCAATTGGCAGTTTGATCTGCGAATTCTACGATTTGTTGTGAGGTTTCTAGGTTTTCTTGATTTATTTTTACATTAAAATTACTAGACTCATTTGTTTAAACGGTCAGAGAGCGGTCTAACTCCCAGCCGGTGTGTATTTGAGCTGCGTGACTAGCGCTCCCCTAAATAGGGGTACTTCAACAGTGAAGTGTCTAAAGATATGAAAGCCTAAACATATATACATAATAGACAAAAATATTTACATTTGGTAAACCAGACATATAGTGATTCTTTGGTTTAATGAGCACGATTCATGCGCTCAGAGGGATACTTTGAATCAGCGTTCCAAGCCTAGTTCAATTCTTTTTCATAGCGTTGAACAAATAGTTTTAACATACGATCATAGTCCCTGTCGAGGACTTTGCATCCATGATGGATTTCTGCACGTGTCGCTACTTCATTCATCTGAAGTCTGCGAAATTCGTATATTTCACGCCCGTGGTAGAACCACTCGCGAAGAGCACCATCAATGTTTTGCATTGATTGTTCGTTTTTCGTGATTGCTGAGGAAACAGTCCCACTCATCAAACTCTTTAGAATCGAGGATTCATCAAGAGCTCCCATCCACAATTGCAATTCTTCACTCCAGATATTCTTCTTTTTAAGGAAGTCAGCATCTGTGTCAAGCATGTATTGTGTGGGGGTAGATTCTTTATCGGGCATCGTGAATATGATATCACGGTGCTTAAGGAAATCAGCAAAGCTAATGTGGTTGAATTCATCATAACCACACTTCACCGATCCTTTCACATCATCACCGTATGTTGACGCTGCAACTATCTCTCGAAAATGAGGCACCTTTCGGTTCTCAAATATTTTGAAGAAAGCACAACGCAACAATAGTGAGTTGACAATAGAATTGATGTACACTGTAAGATTCTGGCCTGATGGATTTGATCCAAATAGCTGAAGAAGGTCACCGTTGAATGCCATCAAAGGATAGCAAACATCGGTGGCAATTCCACGCATGATGGTCAAAGCATCATCAGAATAGCCAAAATGCTTAGCAATGCGCATGAGAACATCGAATGCTGCCATTGTTAATTGGGCAGGCATCCGAAGATCGTATTTACTGTAATCACCAGCTAAAATGCGATCTGTTCCATGTTTTCGCATATGCTGCGCAAGTTGATCCCATTCAGGGCCGTTGGTGTTTATTCCAACAGCACATTCTGAGTCGAGCGGCATTAGCGATAGCAATCGAGCAATGGGCAAGTAGTACTTGCGCATTCCCAACTGCAGAGCAATGGGTGCTGCTTGAAAGACACGGATCTTATCCTTAGTGAGCTTGGTGGGCTCATCCTTCAAACATGCTTTGAAAACAATATGACATCTACGGCCTTCCCGGTACTCGTCTTCCATGCGATAAAACTCATCCCAAAATTTGGGATCGAGTACCGCAGGACATTCCTGATTGGGAAAGAGTTCGGGGTCGAGCATAGTGATGTGTTTGGATTTGGCGCCCGATAAGGGGAAACCAATTGATGTTGAAACGTCCATCTTATCGATAAAACGCACACCATCAATTCCACACACAGTCTCCATCTCTGTTAGGGGACGGACATATTGTTTCACTGTGGCAAAGCCCTTGAGATTTTCAACCTTCTGAATAATTGGGACGGTATAGTCAACTACAGCTTTCGCTAGTAAGTTGCCTTCGACACCAATAGATGGTTTACTTGAAACTCCAAGACTTTTGTGCCAAGCATCGCCCATATAAAATTTTGGAGGGCCATACTCATTGGTCACTTCACACACTTCTTCGACGAGAGAACAAATTGAAGTAGGTTCTACGTCTGAATGATATGTGGCGCGGCCTGTACACGTACCATAGAGCTCAACATGAGCATCATCTGGTAATTTGTGAACAGGACTTTTTTGGTGAATTGTAGTTCCCGTAAAGAATTGTGTGTCATACATATTCGTAACCAAAGTGCCTTCACTAGCAGCAAGTACAAGTCCAGGAATCCTGGACAATGTGTCGCGTGCTTCGTCAAAGCGTGATTTGAATAGTGTGCCACAGGTTCCGTTTGGGGTACCGCGGACACCACCTAAGTGGAATCCGGCAATAACAGCTTGTTTCGTATCGGTGACGATGGGGGCCATACATAGACCAACAAAAGTGTTGAAATCTAATTTGTATTTGGCACCCCAAAACTGTTTTGCAGCATTGCCCGTTATGCCGGTGTCAAGGTAAGTAGCACATTCTAACGTCTTCATTTCCCCTAAGGGATTAAGATGTTTATACATAAACTTTCCTGGAACACTACGGAATTGAGCAGTGGGTAGATAATTCGAGAGGTTTTTCCATGAGCCTCCATTTGGTACATAAACTAGTGACATATCAGTGTCAATAATATCAACTGAATGTGTGCGCGACAAGCGCGCTTCAAAGTTTGTACCTAATTTTTCAGTGTCTGTTTTGCTTATTTGGGCGATAAGTTCATCTGATGTCCATATATGTTGCGGTACAACCGCAATATTGGATTCAACAAAGAAGATATCACATCCATGTTTTTTCCCTTCGTGTTCAAAGGTAAACATAGCCAAATTTTTCATCACCATTCCTTTTAATTGTTCAGAGGTGCAGGTTCTAGCTACACCAGAGCAAGGTATGGGGGATATAGGAACTTTCGTCCAGTTGCGTTCTATAGCAACCTCGTTAATCAATGTCGCTTCCTTGTCGCGCTCGTGGATTTCTTCAACACTGGTAGGTGCCAAATTTCCCTGAGCTTCGGGGATGACTTTGATTAGTTCCCACGTCTGAGACAGCAAGTATATGAAAGAGATCACAACACATGCACCTGTAATATATTCAATAAAACCATCACGGTATTTTTTGAAAATTTCAGGCATAGCATTGTTATCTTTCTTTACTTGCGCATACAAACGTGCTTTTTCTAATTCAACACCGGCTGCTGCACGATGGATCGGAACTGCTAATAAAAACAGAAACGCCCAATGCGTGAAAACAGCAAGATTGAGTAGAAAGCACACTGCGAGAAAACAACCCGCATACAGCGTTAGGAGCTGTCTTTTGAGTTGTGGTCCGTTGTGCATGAGCATGGCTTGATAGAAATACTGATTATCGAGATAATGGGTCGGAACAAAATTTGTCCAAACCATCCACCTAGATGATTCCAGCCATGAGATACGCTTTGTTGCTTCCGTAATACTTGTAGATTCGAACACATCCATGAATTTATGGAATTTCGATGTATACTTTTTTCGGTAAGAAACAAATTGCGACCATGCAAATGGTGCAAGAAGTGCACCGGCTTGATTATCAACCGATACACTCTTTTGTGGGATCTCGCAATGACACATGCAGGCAGGGTACGAACAAGCGCCGCAGAAATCCAATTTCTGCGCCAAGTTGTTCGAATTCTCGACAAGTTTCTTCTGATTGGAAAAATAGACAGCAGAGGTTTCACAGGAATAGCGGACGACATCAAAAATTGATACGTCTACCATCCGTTTACCCTCATGACTGAGAATTTCCCAACCAATAAGATCAGGTCGTCCTTTAGTGGGATTCGAGATGGGGAAAGCACGTTCAACGGTGAGTTCCCACAGATCTGGGATCAGTGGGATAACACCGTTGTAAAATAAGCGTGCTTTCTCAACATCTAACATTTTGTTCGTAGAAAAACGTTCTCGGACTTTGGCAGTCACGAGTACTTGTTCTCGGCGAACGATAGATGCTGGTTCATTGGATGTTGCTGTACAGCCCCCATCCTTAGGGTTTTTGGTTGATAGAACAACCTTGGGTTCCAAAGAAACCTTTCCTTTTAATTCTGCTTCAGCCATAGTGGCATAAGCGCGAACATTGTTCACAAGTTCTATCTTGCGAGCGGAAGGTGCTTTGTCGACAAATTCAATCTTAGTGTTTCCTTCGTCATCAATAAAGATGCCGTTAGTATTACTTCGGTAATTTGACATGAACTTGTCCCCATCATTTAGAGTGATGAGAACGTCGTCAGATGCGTTGTAACCATTGTGCATAAGCACGCAGATCATTAGGATATTAGCGATGGATGATTTTCCAACACCAGTGGATCCGTAAACACCAGCTGCCCATGGAGCTTCTCGAAGTCCGCCTTGGACTCGAGTTTGCATAAAATAGGTTTGATGTTTTCGCATTCTGTCGAGTTTGTCTCGCAACATTTTCAATGCCATTGGATTGTTAGTCGTTTTGACCATAATCTCAATTTTATCGATTACATTGCGTAGCATAGAATCAAAATCATTATTTGTTATATTGGCTCTCTTCTCGAGATCACCAGTTTTCGCAAATTCTGTATATTGTTCACATAATGCCATTTGTTTCTCCAGATCCTGCATGTCAAGATCTCCGTAAAGAAGGGGTTTGAATGAACCTTGGCGGTAACATTCATACCCTCCTTCAACGAAGTAATTTACAGTAGTGAAGATGGCATCGACCAAGGATATGGCAGAAACTTGTTTTCGTTGTGCTTGCACATTGAATAGTTTCATGCCATGGACCGTAAAGTCGATGTTTGAAGAATCACAGAGACCAAGTCCTAGCATAATGCTGAGAACATTGGACATATGTGAGAATCCTTCGTTAGCTATAACGAGTTGCCAATTAGTTGATGCTTGTTTTAAGAGCGTCAACCAGTTTGGCTTTTCGACAGCTTGGTTTTCAATTGTTTGATCAGTAATTACATCAATTACAAGTTCAACAACGCTCTTAGAATAGAAACGCTGGAGATAAAGTGTTATGATAGCAATTGCTTGTACAGGATCGACTGCTCGAGTTAATGCAAAAAATAATGCAATAAGTCCTTCGAGTTGATACAGAGAATCAGTAGGGAGAGAGATGCCGCGTGAAGCGGACATCTTCTCTACAATAGATTTGATCTGGTCTGTTTTATCAATTGTGGGGGCTTGGCAAGCATAATGCTCCCAAGTTTGTTTTTGTGCGAGAAATTCGCAAACTGCAGCGCGAAGCTGCTGTTTATTCTCGTAAACCTTTGACGTATGGTATACGTTCAGTGGTGGTGTAAGATCTGTTTCACTTGCGTGAGCTCGAACGGAGCGGATACTTTCATCACATGAAAGCTTGATAGACTCATCAAGGGAGAGGGTTTCGAAAGAAACACGGTGTGAACACACTACAGATAAATCCTGTGTGTTCGTGGGTGAGTCCGGGACAGTTTGTTGTCCGTTCGTCATGAAATAGGGGTCCTGGTGGGCCGACATTTCGCGGTTTTCTAGGAGTTTAAATACCGACAACTCCAAAGGATTAAAAGTCTCAAACATGTTCGATGAGTGAGACCTAGAATACTTAATTAACGTACCTTGATTAGGTTTAGTTCTAGTTCCTGTTTTACTTCCGGAACGTGATCAGTGACAGAAGTGGCTAAATTTAAATTCGATAGCTAGATTCCTTCAGACAAGCTAGTCTGCTAAGGTATGGATTCACAACTACAGTGTTGTGGTACCATCATTTAGGATGTTTTTATAGAACATAAAGGTTTGGTGATATAGTGCTTTAAGCTACATCATAGCTCAGTTTAAAAAGTGTTAGATTGAGTGGATAAGAGGAGGAAGAATCTTCCGCAGGGCGAATTACGCCCTACGGGAGCCAACAACTCTCAAATAGGCGAATACGCCGAATCGGTCAGGGATTGCCTGACAAATACTCCAAAAATACTCTCTACACGCTTACGCGTATAGG